ATAATTTATGGCATCAACATACACACCTTTAGGTGTAGAACTTCAAGCAACTGGTGAAAACGCCGGTACATGGGGAACGAAAACTAATACTAATTTACAAATTATAGAACAAATTTCTGGTGGCTATATTGCTAAATCAATAGCAGGTGGCGCTCAAACAACTGCGTTAGCAGTTTCTGATGGATCAGCTGGTGCAGAACTTGCACATAGAATGATTGAATTCACAGGAACTATTACAGGAAATCAAATTGTAACAATACCATTAGATGTTCAAACTTTTTATTTTTTAAGAAACTCAACATCAGGTGCGTATACAGTTCAATTTAAATATGCGACTGGTTCAGGAGACTCTTTTACTTTTTCAGCAACAGATAAAGGTGATGCTATCGTATTTGCAACTGCAAGTGATGGGACTAATCCTAATATAGATACAATAGCTTTAGGTATTTCAAACATAGTTGAAGATACAACACCACAACTCGGTGGAAACTTAGATACCAATTCACACAATATTTTAATTGACGATGCACATTTTATTGCTGATGAGAACAGTAATGAACAAATTATATTTCAAACTACATCATCTGCAGTAAACCAAATAGATGTAACAAATGCTGCAACAGGAAATAGTCCATCTATTGAAGCAACAGGTGATGATTCAAACATAGATTTAACAGTAGGTCCAAAAGGAACTGGTAAAATTATAGCTAAATCTGGAGGCACAAATCCAGGATCAATTCAGCTCAATTGTGAAAATAACAGCCACGGAATTCAACTTATGTCACCTGCACACAGCGCAGGTCAAAGTTATGTTGTAAAATTTCCAACAGGAAATATAACAGCAGGGACATTTTTAAAGGTGGATAGTATATCAGGGTCAGGGACCACAGCCACGGGTCAATTATCCTTTGATTCTTCACCGGCAACAACAGGAAAAGCTATTGCAATGGCAATAGTTTTCGGATAAAAGGAGTAAATTATGGCAGCACCAAATATAGTTAATGTATCAACGATCATAGGAGAGTCCCAAGGTTTTCAATTGGGCACAACTACTACTACAGCTTTAATAACTGTAGCGTCAGATAAATTAGTAAAAATTAATAGAATTTCAGTAGCAAACATTGACGGAACAAATGCAGCAGATGTAACTGTAGGAGTTGATAAGGCAACGAGAACTTCAGCAGCAACAGGATCATCTGTATCTGGAGCTCTTTTTAAAATAGCTAGCACTGTTTCAGTTCCAGCTGATGCGGTTTTAGTTTTATTAGACACACCTATCTATCTAGAAGAGGGTGATGTATTAGAAGGTGGAGCAAGCGCAGCTTCAGACTTAACACTTTTTGTTTCATATGAAGTCATAGACGACGCGTAGGAGGTTTAAATTATGGCTGGCAATGGCGGAATAATTGGACCTACAAAAGTTATCAATACACCACAAACAAAAACTACTACTTTTACAGCATCAGGTACTTTTTCAAAAATAAACTGTACCTCAACAGTAACTGATTTATTAGTTGTTGGTGGTGGCGGTGGTGGTGGTAATGGCGCTGGAGCCGGAGCCGGAGGAGGTGGCGCTGGAGGTTTTAGACAAGGTGCTTGTATTACGACAGCATCAACTGTGCCTGTAACTGTTGGAGCCGGTGGTACTGGAGCTCCTTCTTATACTGTTTTGGCCACTCAAGGAGGCAGCTCAATTTTTGCATGTATTACTTCAGCTGGTGGTGGAAGAGGTGGTAATCATCCTTACAGCCCTAATCCAACTAATAAATGTGGCGGAGACGGTGGATCTGGTGGTGGAGGTTCAGGATCGTTTTGTGGTGGAGCAGGAAGTGGTAACACACCTCCAACAAGTCCCTCTCAAGGAAATAATGGTGGAACTGGTGGTCCGGCCGATCATACACCAAGCGCTGGAAGTGCTGGTGGTGGTGGAGGTGGAGCCGGAGGAACAGGTTCTAATGGAGCAGATGGTTGTGGTGGAAATGGCGGAAATGGAGCAGCCGATTCTATTACAGGAAGTCCTGTAACTTATGCTGGTGGTGGAGGTGGAGCAACTCAAAGTCCGGGTCCTTCAGGAACGGGACCAACAGGTGGTTCTGGTGGCCCTGGTGGCGGTGGACAAGGTTCTGAAAGAAGAGCGTGTGGACAAAATTATACTGATGGATCAGCAAACACTGGTGGTGGCGGTGGTGGATCTGATGGTAGTAATCACCCTGGAGCTGGAGATGGTGGTTCAGGTGTTGTTATTGTAAAAGAGGTAGCTCCTAAATGTGCATCAGGAGTTTGGGATATGAATACAGTATTTGATGAAGTAGCAGCTGATAATTGGATAAAAAGAAAAGCAACAATAGATTATTTAGTAGTCGCTGGAGGAGGATCTGGTGGATCAAATGCAGGTGGTGGCGGTGGAGCCGGTGGTTATCGTGCATCAGGTTACGGGCCAAGTCCACTACAAGGAACAGCGCTAAGTTTAGGTTTAGGAAGTTATACAGTTACAATTGGAGCTGGAGCAGCGGGAGTAGGTGGTGCTAGAGGTGCAAAAGGATCTGATTCAACTTTTAGCACAATTACTTCAACAGGTGGAGGTTATGGAGGTTTTTTAGCTACGCCCGGAGATCCAGGAGGACCTGGAGGATCGGGTGGTGGTGGAGGTACTGCGTATCTGTCAAATCCAAGAGGAGCTGGTGGATCTGGTAATGAAGGATCGCTTAGTCCGCCTCAAGGGAACAATGGAGGACAAGGAGCAGCTCCTCCAGGAGCACCTAACTGTAAATTAGCAGGTGGTGGTGGAGGTGGAGCAACAGCTGCTGGTGGTGATGGATCACAGCCAAATGGAACAGGTGGATCAGGAGGTGCAGGAGCGCCAAATACAATTTTAGGACCAGACACTACCTACGCTGGTGGTGGCGGTGGTGGAGGTTACGGAAATAAAGGATGTGGTGGTGCAGGTGGTGGTGGAAACGGAGGCACTGTTCCAGTAGATCCAACAAATGGAACTGCAAACACCGGTGGTGGAGGTGGAGGAAGTGGTGCTCAACCTACAGGAGGTGCAGGTGGTTCAGGTATTGTTGTTGTAAGAGTTCCAAGTGAATTTACTTTAGCAGGAACACCAGGACCTGCATTTACTGGATCAACTCATCCAGGAGGAGATAAGATCGGTAAATTTACAGCATCTGGTACATTGACAATTGGCGGAGCATAAAATATAAATAAACTTTTAAGGAGTAAAAAAATGGCACATTTTGCAGAAATAAAACAAGAAACAGATCCAACAGGATTTACATCAGATACTCATTGGGTGGTTCAAAGAGTTGTAGTTGTAGCAAATGATATTGAAACAGCTGCAGGTCCTTTGGGAGAAAACGATATGCATGTTGATGGTGAAACATGGTGTAAAAATTTTTTTAAAGGTGGAGATTGGAAACAAACTTCTTATAATAATAATTTTAGAAAAATGTATTGTGGTATTGGATATATATATGATTCAACAAAAGATAAATTTTTAACACAACAACCTCATGCATCGTGGTCATTAGATGCAAGTGATGATTGGCAAGCACCAATAACTTATCCAACAATCACTGAAGAAGGTGATGTAATGTATGTGATTACATGGAACGAAACAAAATACAACGCTGACAACACTAAAGGTTGGGAAGCAACTAAATCAAACGACGAATCGGAAACACCTACCAAATATAATTGGAATGGCACAGCTTGGGTGTCCGAATAGGAGGACACTAAATGCCAAGAAATAAATCTGGCTCAGCAAATGGTGGTGTAATTGGAAAAACGAATAAATCTTCGTTTGGAAAAAATACAGTTACCATAAAAACATCTTCAGGATGTGTTACATTACAACCAGGAACTCGTATAATTAAAACTGCAGTTGTCGCCGGTGGCGGCGGAGGCGGTGGTGGTTATTCTGGAGGTGGAGCTGGTGGTTTACAAAATATAGAAATAAATGCATCTGGATCAGTCCCTACTGTTATAGGTGGTGGCGGTGCCACTGTTTCAGGTGGTTGTACTTCTAATCAAGGTAGTGATGGTGGAGTTTCAAGCATAGTAGATTCAAGTGGAACAACTTATACTTCCATAGGTGGCGGTGGAGGAGGTGCACAATCTGTGCCTTCTATTCCCGAAAAGGCTGGTAGACCAGGAGGTTCCGGTGGTGGAGGAGCTGGTGGTACACCAGGATTTTGTACAAAAACATCTGGAGGTTGTGGAACTGCGTGTCAAGGTAATGATGGTGGTTATGGATATTCACGACCAGGCGTTGGAACAGGTGGCGGTGCAGGTGGTGGCTCTGGAGGAGCCGGTGGAGATGGAAAAGGAAACGCTAGTTCACCAAGTCCTTTTTATGCTAGTGCTGGTGGTGATGGTGGAGCAGGAACAGATTTATCAGGTTGTTATCCAGGTTTAGCAAACTGCGGTACGATAGCTGGTGGAGGCGGTGGAGGCTACTCTGGATCAGGTGCAGCAGGTGGTGGAGGTGGAGCTGGTTCTTCGGGAACAGCGCCGTCAGCAACTGCAAATACAGGCAGTGGTGGAGGAGCTGGAAACTGTGGTGCTACAGGATCTGCAGGTGCACCAGGAGTAGTAGCAATTAAAGAATTAAATAAAGCAAGTGGTGTGTGGTCAATACAAAGTCAATTTAATGCTAAGTCTCAAGGAATATGGCCAACTTTTGTTGAATTTGGAAGTATAGATTATTTAGTAGTAGGCGGTGGTGGTGGAGGAGGTGCAGGATCACCTAGTACATATGGTGCTGGTGGTGGAGGTGCAGGAGGATATAGAGAATCTGCTGGTACCTCTAATGGATGTTATACTGTATCACCATTAGGTTCATGTGTTGCTGCTTTAACTGTAGAAGGATTTGCAACTCTTAATGTTGTTGTAGGTGGTGGAGGAAGTGCAGGAACAGCTCCTGGAAATAATTCAGGTTCTGGTAGTGCTTCAAGTTTTGGTGGAATAGAATCTGCTGGTGGCGGTGCTGGTGGAACAAGAGGTGGCACTGAAAATGGTACTGCGGGTGGTTCAGGTGGTGGTGGAACTGGAACAGGTGGAAGACCCGGTGGTGCAGGAAATACTCCTCCAGTTAGTCCTCCTCAAGGAAATCCAGGTGGATTTTCTGCTGACGATAGTCAACCTGCAAGATCTAATGGTGGTGGAGGTGGAGCTTTAGCTGCGGGAAGTAATTCAGCACAGTATGGTCCAGCTCCTGGTAATAGTACAGGTGGTGGTGGAGCAACTTCAAATATTAATAATACACCAACAGCCAGAGCAGGTGGTGGTGGATCTGGTGGTACCCCTGCCGTTGGTGGTGCTTCTGGTGGTTCTGGTGGTGGAGGAAATGGCGGAAGTAGTGGTGGAGCAGGTAACGCAGGATCAACTAACACTGGCGGTGGTGGCGGTGGTGGCGGAAATGGTGGTAACGGTTCAACAGGTGGATCAGGTATTGTTATTATAAGGGCACCAAGTGCTAGAACATTAACGGTTACTCCAGGAACTAACTCTACGTCTACAGTGCCAAGTGGACATAAAGTTGCAACATTTACAGTTACTGGAACATTGACAGTTTCATAATAATTGATATAAGAAAGACATAGAAAGATGAATCTAGAAAATTATTATTGGTATTTTCAATCAGCAATTCCAGAACGTATCTGTGATGATATTGTTCGTTATGGAAAACAATTACAAGATCAAATGGCAGTGACTGGTGGATACGGTGATCGAAAATTAAATGCAAAACAAACAAAAGATTTAAAAAAGAAAAGAAACTCTGACATTGTTTGGATGAATGATAGATGGATATACAAAGAAATACAACCATATGTTCATCAGGCAAATGCAAACGCAGGTTGGAATTTTCAATGGGATTTTTCTGAATCTTGTCAGTTTACAAAATATACTAAAGGTCAATTTTATGATTGGCATTGTGATGGTTGGAACAAACCATATATACGAGAAGGCAATGATCCATCAAACGGTAAAATAAGAAAATTATCTGTAACAGTAACATTATCAGATCCAAAAGATTATAAAGGTGGAGAATTAGAATTTGATTTTAGAAATATGGATCCAGATAAAAAACCTAATATTAAAAAATGTACTGAGATATTACCAAAAGGATCATTAGTTGTATTTCCTGGTTTTGTTTGGCACAGAGTATGTCCAGTTAAAAAAGGTACAAGACATAGTTTAGTAATATGGAATTTAGGATGGCCTTACAAATGAGTTTTCCAAAACAATTACAATTAGAAGAATATTTTAAATGTCCAATATGGTGGGCTGATGAACCTAAGTTTGTTAAAAAATTAAATAAAGCATCTGACAAATATATAAAACAATCTCAAAAAAATTTAAAAAAAAATATAGATAAAAGAAATAAAAAGTTTGGAGATAAAGGAGATATGGGTAATGTGTTTCACTCAACAACATTAATAGGTGATCCTAAATTTAAAGAATTACAAGATTATATTGGTGCAACCGCGTACAATTTATTACTTGAGATGGGTTTTGATTTAACTCAATATCAAATATTTACAACAGAAATGTGGGTGCAAGAGTTTGCTAAACAAGGTGGAGGACATCACACTTTACACACACATTGGAATGGACACATATCTGGTTTTTATTTTTTAAAAGCATCTGATGCAACATCTATGCCATTATTTGAAGACCCTAGACCAGGTAATGTCATGAATCTTTTACCAGAAAAAGATAAATCAAAAATTACATATGCAACTTCACAAGTGCATTATAAAGTAAAACCAGGCAGAATGATATTTTTTCCATCATATATGCCACATCAATATATAGTTGATATGGGATATGAACCTTTTAGGTTTATACATTGGAACTGCCAAGCGATACCGAAAGGAGTTTTAAATGTCGTTCAAAAAAAATAAATACAGTGTTTTAAAAAATGCAATATCAAAAGAATTAGCAAATTTTGTATATAATTATTTTTTAAATAAAAGAAATGTAGCAAGAGTTTTATTTGATTCTAGATACATGTCACCATTCACAGAATATTGGGGTATATGGAATGATGAACAAGTTCCTAATACTTATTCACATTATTCAGATATTGCTATGGAAACTTTATTACAACAAGTAAAACCTGTTATGGAAAAACACACTGGATTAAAATTATCTGAAACATATTCGTATGCTAGAATATATAAAGAAGGTGATGTGTTAGCTAGACATAAAGATAGATACTCATGTGAGATATCTACAACGTTAAATTTAGGTGGTGATGACTGGCCAATATATCTAGACCCTACGGGTAAAAAAGGTCAAGCAGGAATTAAGGTAAATTTAAAACCAGGTGATATGTTAATATATTCTGGTTGCGATTTAGAGCATTGGCGAGAAGAATTTAAAGGTAAAGATTGTGGACAGGTATTTTTACATTACAATAAAGCTAATTCTAAAATGGCTAAAGAAAACGCCTTAGATAAAAGACCTCTAATAGGTTTACCTGCATGGTTTAAAGGCATGAAGTTGACTAATTCTAAAAAATAGTCTATACAATAGACTGGCGGGG